GACATATTGCTTGTACAGCTCCATGTCACGAAAAGCACGGGCAGCGGAGGCACCATCGCGCCCCCGCCCCCCGAACTTCGGTATAAGTATGTCAGCCACTACGACTGGTCGTATCCAAGATCGTCTGCTTGAACGATCCTCATGAATATCGAAACCTGACCCGTGTTAGTGGTTGCGCTGAAGTTACCAGAACTACTGGTGAACTTGGCCTGCAATATCGTCGAGGAACTTTTTATGGTTCCAAAACGGTTTGTAGTGCCACTCGTCGTCGTGGCAGGGCCGTGGAGAAGTCCAACAGCGCCAGCCACCAAGTCAGCAGACAGCGACACATGGTAGTTGTCATCGCCGTCGTTACCGACCTCGATCTTAACTGTCCCGGCTGGGCCAGCGACCTTTTCATCGAGGCGAACCACCACGACATCATCAATGAACGCGCTAGTCACAGTCGCCAAGTTGATGGTCGCGGTTGTTGCCACCGCCGTCAGGTCTTTGCCATCGATCACGAATTGATCCGTGAACCCAAGGCCAGCCCTCTCCTGATTTGTTAAACGATAATGTCTCATTATGTTATTATCCTTTCTATTTTATCAGTTATCAGTCAGCCGCGAGCATACGCGCCAAACCCTTCGGATTCTTACAACAAAGACTGTAGATAGTCTTCGCGTACCCACGTTTTCCACCGCCTTCGTCGTCCATATTGTGAACGGTAAGGGGCGACATATATTGAAGCTCCAGCAGCTTCTGATCGAGGATCAGTCCTGCATCGTCATCAAATGTATTGTTCGCGGTATCCCAGTTAAGGAACACCGACGGCAACACGTTCAACCGACCGAACGAGCTATTGAACACCTTGACCTCTAGGTTGATGGTCTTGGTGGCCGCATTGTCGTTGATCGTGTAACGCTCCCGACCGCTAGAACCCTCGATGCGCGTGAACATATCGATCTTCTCGACCACATTCGGCGAAAAGACCCCCATGTAGGAGTTCTTGGCCGAGTGAGTCTCAAAGAGGCTCTGCAACACGTTGTTCAAGACCGTTTCAGTAATAGTGCCTGAAGTGTCTTGAGCCGCAGGAGTGCGGTACTCGACCGGAATATCACTCGGCGCGGTGTTGGCCGTACTCCGCAACCAGCGGAATATGCCTCGCGTCTGCCATGCGTCCGTCCCGTTGCCGCTCTGGCGATCGTTGTCCGAGCAGATCGTGGCCTCGATGTCGCGCTTCATCTCGCGAAGCGTTTTCATCTTGGCGTACTGATACTCGTCGCTGACTGCGGCGGTATCCACCAACTGCTGAACATCGGTCACGCCAAAGTCGCGCGTCTGGATTTGGATATAGTTTCCAAAACGCTGACGCTTGGTGGCTTTGTTTGAGAACGATGTAATGTCCCTGCCCTCTGGTTGACCGCCGATCTGCGGCGCATCCAGCTCATCTGCTAGAACCTCTGTAAAGGTTCCCCGTGGTCCCGGCCCCTTTCGCATGGCCGAGACAACTGGAGTCTGTTCTGGCTCCAGTATAGTTAGTATGTCCGTCAAATTCTCCCTATTGCCACCAACGGTGGAGGGAGAAGCATAACTGTTTGCACTAGCCATAGTATTTTATCTCTATTTAGTTTGTCGCCTGCGCGTGCGCTAGGCGGTTTTTTGCTATGAGCATTTGAGCATAGGCATCGCTCGATCCGTTGGACTCGGCCACAGCCAGCTTGCAGATTTACGTTCTTGGCAGGGGCTGGTGCGGAGGAGGGGGAAGGAACGCTGGTCGGGGTTGAGGAAGCCTCAACCTTCTTGGATTGCGGCGTGCCGGATGGTTGGAGCATTTTATCGTACTCCTGATAGCCAAGCCGGAAAACGCTCACCAACTGTTTCCAGTTGGGGAACCGCTTGAGTTCCGGCATCTGCCTCACGACTTCCATGTTTTCTTGGTAAGCCTTGGTGCTTGGTTCACTCCATTCGGGAAACTGCTCCCCTACTAGCTGTTCATATCGGGTGTGATTCTCCAGATACTGTTCCCGCGCCGGGATGTGTATTTCCAACATATCCTCGGCGTTGTCATGTATCCGTTGAGTCTCCTCGGCGGAATACTCGCGCTCCGTCCCATCACCGAAGGTAAACGTACCCCCGTTAATGTTCCGGCTTGCCCAGCGCCTCCAATCCCGAAACTGTTTCCGTCGCTCTCCCAGTTCGCCCTTGCTGACAACATCAGCTAGGGGATCACCAGCCAGCAGCGTTTCCGTGCCGGCCTTCTCGATCTGTTCCTGCAACTTAACCTTCTCGGCATTGAGCGACTCGACTGATTGCTCGATCTCCCGCGCCCTTTCCTCTGCTGCCTTGGCCCGTGCCGCGTAACTGCTGATCCGCTTGTCGATTTTGGCTTGCGCCTTGTCGCTGATCCCAGCGTCGGCCTCGTCAGGGACGGATTGCTCCGGCTCCTCTGGGGCTGGCTCTGGTTCGTCAGCCGGATCGGCTGGCTCCTCTGGCTCGGTCGGTGCTTCCGTTGAAGGTGGCTCATCCGCGCCCTCAACAGGTTTCTGCTCCTGTCGGTCTATATCCTGATTCAACAAATCCCCCAGACCATCAAAGGAGATGTTATCCGCGACGGGAGTTTCCTCGGCGGTCGCTGCGCTTTCTATTACTTGTGCTTCCATGCTTTTTTACCTGCAAGACGGTTTACAGCGGTTGATTTTTTAACGGGTCAACCAACGGAAAAACCCGCGTAAGGAACAAGCCTTACACGGGCGAAGTCACAACCGGCGAGCGCCGGTATGTTTAAGATGACTTAAGAAGCATTAAGATGGCTTAAGGTGATCGAAATTAGGTGTCTTTATGTTTGCGACAATCGGCCAGATACTGGCGAAGTTCCCGGTACGCATCCATCTTGCCCACATGATAGGCGATCATTCCGTGATCCGAGACTACACACTGATTTCCTGCCGAGTACGCTTGGCCCTGCTGGAATTCGTTTATTAAGTCCAACAACGCATCAAATCGGTGGTCGCCTGCCAGCGCCGCCACATCCGCGTCCCTATCTTTACTGTTTTCGTAGTTCTTCATGTCCTTCAAGATTTAGAAATTTCCTGACGCTTTCACGCTTGTAGAGCGGATGGCGCTTCCCCACCACATTAACAACCTCCAGCTCGCCTGACTTGACCAGCTCGGAAAGCTGGCGCTTCCGCATCCCGGTGATTTTCGAGACGAGATAAGGTTTAAGCAGGAGAGGGAGGTCGTTGAATTTCATAGATCAAAATCCGAATATCGGGCAGAACGTCCAAAGTAACCCCCCGGCTCCGCGCCCCCGGTGGCCTGCATCACCTGATCGTCCACATAGAGAATACCGCGCTTGAACAGATACCGATCTGGATCGACCACATCCTTGAGCGCCCCCCGCAACCCGTCCAGCCCGGTATATTCCGAGTAGGCATAGATACTCTGCTCGCAATCGCTGGAGACAAAGAACCGTGGGCTGTTCATGGCGCTGACCGGCTGCGTGTCGTCGTAGTCGAACAGATCGTTGATGACCGTGATCCCGTCCTCGATGTCGCCGCCCGGCCCGGCGTACCAGATGTAGGCCGGGCCAACCACCTCACCCTCCATGTCGGTCTGCTCCTCCTCCATCATGGAGATGATGCTCTGGCCCTGCTTCACATTGGGAACTTCCGCGCCCCCGCCGCGCGGATCGATCACGCGCTCAAATATTTCCTCGCCCTTCTCCAGCTCGGCCAGCAGGCGCTTGTAGGAGAGGATCGACATCCCCAGCGGCGTCTGGGCTGGCCCCGGCTTGCCGTCCGGCTTGTCTCCCGGCAGCGCCCATTCGCCGTACTGGCTCCGATTCGGCCACTCGCGGTAGAGCCAAACCCTGTCCTGATCGTCCATGATATACCATTTGATGAACCAGTTTTTTGTCCCGCCGGGGTCGCAGGCGACGTATCGGGTTCCCTTGGTCGGGATGTCCTTGGGATCGACCACATGAACCTTCTCGTTGAACTTGGGGAACGCCTTGCCTTCCAGACGCTCGGCCCAGCCGTAGGCGCGGATCTTAATTTCCTCCGACGATTTGCCTTCCAGCATCTTGAGGATGTTCTTATAGCCGCCGAACGGGTTCCAGATGGAGTGAAAACAGATCACGCGCGCGTTGCTCTGCCGTGGCTGGAGGATGTAGGGCATCTCGCCGGGCGGACAGCCCGGCACATGAACCCTGTCCTGATCCAGAAGTGGGGCAGGGCGGGACTCCAGAACCTTGGCCCCGGCGATGTACTCCTTGACCGTCATGCTGTAGCCCTTGACCGGCGTGAAGGAGATGATGAGCTTGCCGGAGCGGGTGGCGATACGGAAGCGGAGCGTCTTGACCAGATCGTAGCCGATCAGCTCGTCGGCCCATATCAAGTCAAGCTCGCCCCCCTCAAACACGCCCTCCTGCATGGAGTAATTAAGGAAGCGGCAACGGGAGCCGTTGGGGAGAATGAAGACTTGATCGGCAAAACCGCCCTTGTCTGTCCAGCGAACATTGGTGGTTTGTCCCTGCTTCCCGATGTCGCGCCACTCGGTAGGGAGGTAGCGACGGATAACAGGCTGCTGCATCTCGATTGAACTCGGCAATGTCGAGTGCAGACACCACACATTTCGGCGGTCTTCAGCGACCATAGTCTCCACGGCTGCCCGCGCCGCAAAATCGGTCTTGGAGGCTCGATTGCCTCCCAGAATCAAAATTTCATCACACTCCTCCAGCAAGCGGTAGGCGTCCTTCCACGGATCGAGCACGATCCCGTTACGCAGAGGATCGATCTGCGCCTTGTGAATGACCTTCTCACGGCGCTGAAGAACCTCCATCGCCACGGGCAACCCCTTGGATTGCGCGATAATGGCGATCTCCTCCGGCGTTATTTCAGGTATCGCCGGGAACAGGGTCTGCTTGAACCCCTTGAATTGTGGTGCTGGATTCGACTTCAATTGCGATTTCCTTTTCCTTTAATAATTTTTTGCCCTCCTCGACCAGAGCCAGCACATCCTTCGCTAACTCCTTGCTGTTGTCCTTGTAGCTGTGTTCCACCCGGCTGGTTGCCTTGCCCAAGAGAACAAAGAGCTTATCCGCACTAATGCCCATGTTCATATAGGCATCCTTCATGGTGGCTGACCCAGACTCCAAACGCTCTTGAACCACCTCGGTTGAAAGCATGACATTGTACTTCAAAGCCCCCGCCAAGCGATTCTCAAAGGCCGCGATCCGGCCATCGTCCTCGGCACGCTGGATCAAGGCTTGGATGGAGTTTCTACTAATGTGGTAGACCTTTGAAACCGCAAGCGCCGACCAGCCATCGACGATGTGCATCAGGATCGTGTCCACCACCTCCTTGCGGCGCTCCAGAATCTTTCCGCTGAACTTCCCCGGCTTGGCCTCGTAGGCTTCTACCAGTTCCCGGCCAGAGGCAAACTCCTCGCTCGAAAACAGCTCGCTCTGCACGGCGGCTGGCAGGAGAGGGGAGGTAGCAGGGTTATTCTGTGTCTTTAGGATTTCCTGCTCTTGACCCATAATTGTACCCGCTATTAAGACCGGGATCAGGCACTCCCTGCTTCTTCCAAAAGAGCTTCGCGCCCCTGTCCACAGCCTTCTTTATCCCCTTAATCTCATTAAGAGACAATCCGGGTTCCTCATTGATTTCGGGGTTTAGAGGGTTTTCCCCGCTCATTGATTTGCTCATTTCCAATACCCCCTAGTTACCAGAATCCCAATCATGCCGTAATTCGCGCTATCCAAGAAGGAATCCTCTATCGACTCGTTTTCTGGAGGCATATTATCCTTCTCCCGCTGCTGGATCAGGTGCTGCAATCGACAGGCTTTATCCAAGAGCCGGACAGCCAACCCAGCGTTTCCAGATATGGCGATATTGCCGCTGCCATAGTCCCTTTGTTTTTTCTCGAATAACTCGATGCACTCCAAGGCAACCATGACAAACTCCTTACCCATTTCAGTCTGGATGCCCAGATGAGCGACTATTTCCTCCAGTAGATCGAACTCGCGATCTCTAATCACCACAGGGGGTGATTCAAGCCGTGTCGAGCCGTTTTGCGGGGATTGATAAGGGAGGGAGACTTCTTTGTCGGAATACCCGGCAAACTCCTCCAGCATTTGCAGCAGGGCCGTATTGTTGACGACATCCAAGATGGCCTGCGCCTTGCGCTTGCCAAACGACAAAATCATCCCCTCGTCGTTGTACAGCACAACCGTTGGGTAGTTCTTGCCTCGGCGAGAGTTGAAGCTGGCGCGCTTCATCCTAGTGCCTCCAGCATCCCCCTCAAAGCGCTTCTCCTGCTCTTGTGTGAGTTTAATTGTTTGGCCGGAATTGAGGTTTTCTACGTTGGGCTTCTCTTTAAGCGGTTCGCTTTTCGTTGTATTAACCTTGGCATTAGCTTCTGCGGCTGCGTAAAGCATTTTCAGCTTGGCAGGCCCCATGTTTGGCATCCCCAACACCCCCCCCAATCGGTGTTGGCCCAGCCACTCTCTTAATTGTTTTTTGTTTTTAATCGGGATTTTGGTTAGAAAAGAGGACATCGACCCACTCATCTGGGCGCAGACGCCCAACTCCTCCCGGAAAACCTTCATCCAGTATTTTCCCGCTTGGGTTTTTCTCCGTTTAGTGGACGATTTTTTATTCTCCGCATAGGCCGCGTTGCGGGGCGGCATCTTCACTTTTTTACCTAGAATATCAACGTGTGTATTATCTGCCATTTTATCTTCCTTTCTGTTGTTTGTTTATTTTCTTTTAATCCAACATATCCGCCCACGCGCTTTTCTTCATTATGTCCTCGGTGTTTTTCTCCGCCCGTGATCGCGCCCTTTTTATCTGCGAATCCGTAAACATATACGGCGTTTCGTTATCCCCATTACTGTCCTCCAGAAACACGAAGTTGTAATGAGAGTTTGCTCCAAATTTCCGGCTTTTATTTTCAACCCGGAAAACCCTGCCATTTGTTACTTTAGCCATTGTTTTATTTCTCCTCTGGAACCGGGGGTATTTCCATCCAATAGGAAATATCCCCAACCTCCAAAAAGCCGCCTCCGACAATGTGGAACCCTCCCTCCTCACCGCTGAACTCCCCGATCCAATGCAGGGGGGGAGGTAGCCCCCCTGCCTCCTTCACCAGCACCTCCGCGCCATTGGAAGGCTCTCGATCCTTTATTTTAATCCACATACATTACGCCAAATCATTGAGTTTTCCCCGCTCGATTAGCATCTCCTCCAGTACGGTGGGGGTGAAATCCGAAAATGTCATGGACGACGTGTGGAACAGGAGGTGGCAATCACCAACCGGGCCGTTGCGCTGCTTGGTGATGTACAGATCACGCCTCAAAACCGCCTTGTCCCAGCCATCCTTCGCATTGGCCCCTATCCCTGCCGCTTCCCACTCTGCTGCCTGCTCGTCGTTTTTTGGCCTAGCATCGTGGAGCATCATAATTGCGTCGGCATCCTGCTCCAGTTGGCCCGTTTCCCTTAAATCCGTCATCTTGGGGTTGCGTGAGTCGCGTTCCGACTCCCTGTTCATCTGGGCCAGCGCCAACACCGGCACATTCAACTCCTTGGCCAGTTGCTTTATCCCCATCGAAACCTTGGCCACCTCGTTCTCTCTGGAGGCATACTTGCCCTCCCCGGCAACCAGTTGGACATAATCAATCACAACCAGATCGATGTCGTGCATGGTTTTCATCCTTCTGGCCTTGGCGCGGATGTCGGTGATCGTCCCGTTGCCGTCATCGATGTGGATTCCTTTGCCCGATAACTCCGCTACAGCTTGAGTAATGGGAGGCAGATTCTCTTTCTTCAGAAAGCCGGTGCGGTATTTTTGGTAGTCACCCCTACACCGGGAAAAGATCAGGCGCTTGACTAGCTCCAGCGAACTCATCTCAAGTGAAAACACACCAACGGAACCGCCTTTCATGGCAACATTCTCGACGATGTTCATCCCAATCGAGGTCTTGCCCATACCTGGGCGGCCAGCCAGAACGATCATCTCTGTCGGGTGCAATCCGCCGGTCATTTTGTCTATATATTTGAACCCGGTTGAAATTCCCGTGATCCGTCCCTCGCCGTACTTGTAGTTGTCCATCTCAACGGCAAACTTGTGCAATTGCTCGTCCAGAGACGGGTTTTCTCCCCCACGGTTTTTCAGGTTTGCATCCAGCAGCGCCACCTCGGCCCGATCCACGATCTGCGATATTCCGCCATGATCCGTCGGCGTCTTCAGCTCGGCAATAATCCCATTGCAGACCCGGATCGTCTGGCGGCGCTGCATCTGCTCCCAGACTTCACGAAGATAATACTCCGCCAATCCCGCCGTCACCGCCGCTTCTTCAAGCTCAACCAGATACTCTATGTAGCTGGAATCCGGCTCGGCCTTTTTTAGCTCAATATTGAGCGTCCTGACATCGATGGCATCCCCATCCGTGTACATTTTGCACAAGGAATTGAAAATCAGCTTGTGCCGGTAGTCGTAAAACGATTTTTCCGGCGTATCCGTTCCCAATCGGTCAATGACCATGCTCATCGCAGCGGCTGGGTCGGCTATGCAGCAGCCCAGCAGCCCTTTTTCCGCCTCAAGTG